TTTAAGGAACAATTCTTTACTACCTTTTCCTTTATTTATTTGGTTATATTGTTCTTGTATTGTTTTTGCCATTTTATTCTCCTTTTAATAGGTTTTTAATATCTTTAATATAATCTAAAACTAGATCTGTTGGTTTAATTACTGTGTATGATGAAGGATTATCATTATAATATTCACTTGTCTCATTCTTAGCGTTGCTCAACATCTTATAAATATCATTAAGTTCCTGCTCAATTACATCAAATGCAGCTACTCTTTTTAGTTGAAAATCTTTTTGGTCTTCAAATAATTGTTTTACGTCTAATTTTGATCCTTTTTGTACATAATTTCCTGCTTTATTTTTTGGAACTAATGAATAACCATATGAACTTAAATCAATACTTTCATTTAAATTTTCAGGTATTGGTTTTTGTTTTTTTTTTGGTCTTTTAAATGCATATGGTGTTGCATATGTCATCCCTGAACCTGGTGTAAATGAAGCTGATCCAGCTCCCCCACCTGTTGTAGTATTTTCTGTAAACATATAATCAGCTAATGCTACTCTAATAACACCTCTTAATCTACCATCATCCTTAATATCAAATTTATCAGCTATAGCTTTTGCTACAGCATCAATTCTCTTATCATTTGTAGAAACTTCATCTGAAACTGACAGTTGATTTTCATCTAACCCCTCAGACATTTTCATTGTTATTTTTCTATACTCATCAGGATATTCATTCCTAATATGTGTACGTATTTTATTTCTTAATACACGAGCTTCATCATATATTAATCTTAATTTATCATCTGTTTTTGCTTTAGTATAAACACCTTTAGCTGTTTTAACTAAATTAGTAGAATCATCAAATAATTCCTCAAAGTTAGGTATATATTCTATATCCCAAGAAATCCCTCCTGTTTCTTTATTTATATCCTTAATGGTTGATTTAATCCCACCAGAAATTTTAACATCTCCTACTTTAAATTTACCTGTTTTATCAACTTTAGGTAAATTATCTTCAGGAGCTTCAGTAAGTCTTTTTATTATATTATCTATTTTACCCATGTGTTATATTTAATTCTTCTAATAATGAATGGTATTGTAACAGGTCAACTAAATGTTTACTTTTTACTGATGTTCTTTTGTTTATTTCTACAATTAATTTGTCAATTTCTTCTAATTTAATTTTTGTAGCTTTATCTAATGTTTTTGATGTATGTTCTTTTAATGATGTTTTTATGTTAACTATTTCTTTATTAAAGAATTTTTTTAACACAGGGCCGTTATCAGCTGAGTTGATAAACTCTTTTAATATTAATTTTTGTTTAGAATTTAATTTATCATACTTAGTATTAAAATTTTCTAATATAATATGATAAGTTAATGTACGTAAATCTTTATCATATGATTTAAATTCAGCTAATACTGTATCTTTAATTTTCTCATTATTAACTGTACCACCTGATACGTGTTCTAAAATAGTAATTTTATTATCAACTACTTGTTGTGGGTTTGTTGATTTATCTTTATTATATATTTCTAATAATGTATATAATGAAGCTTGTGCTTTATAATCAGATAATTTAGTTTTAAATAATTCTTCTAAATTATAATGGTTTTTTAATTCTTTAATTAATCTATATTTTTCACCTTTTAATTTAGACTTATTAAGTTTTTTAGATTGCTCTAAAATAGTATTTAAAACCATATTAGCTCTATGTTCCGACTGATTTTTAGTCTTGAACATAGTTTCATATAATTTATATTCTTTTCCTAATTCTGTATTAACAAAGTACTCTTTTATTATTTTAATCGCCCTGGAATTTTTCCCTGATAAAGTATCACTAGTAATTTTCTTTACGAGTATCTCGAAAAGAATACCGGTGTTTTTAAACTTTGAATGTTTTATATACATCAATATTTATTTTAGTATAAATATATTAAGATTCTTGTTCCTTAATATTTGATTCATCAAGAAGCGATGATTTTGCTTTATCTTGCTCAAATACCATTTGTTTTTTACTAGGAATAGAATTTAACATACTTTGGTGTTGTAAAAATTGGGCATTGCTTTCTAAGGCTAATGCACTTTTGCCTGTTTCATTATAATCTTTTTTCATACCAGAAGCACCTAATCTATCTTTTCCAAAATTATCATCTTGAGTATTTCGTTTAGATACTTTTTCAGCAGGTCTACCTAAAGGAGTTTTATCATTAGTTCCTTCTTTATAACCATCAGGTACATTACTAGGATCAGAATACATTCTACCTGTTCCGTATAATGAAGCTAAATCATGAGGTGTACCATATGATTTACCAGTTTCAATAGGATCATTCCCTTCAGCTTCAATTTGGGCTGTTCTAAATGAACGTTTAGCATCTTCTCTAATTAAATCTCTATATTCATCAAACTGATCTTCACTTAAATGGAATATATGTTCATAAATCCAATCAGTTGGTAATAACTTAGTTTCCATCATTTGAGCAGCTAAATCAACTTTTTCTTTCATTAATGCTACTCTTTCTTGATCATAAATAATTGAAGGGTTAGTTAATGATAATTCAAAGTTACCTAATTGCTCATCTCTATACCCTTGAGTATATAAGTGAACTAATGCTATTTTATATAATTCTGAAACTACAATTCTTTGTATTCTTTCTATTGTACGAGCAAATCTAATATCTTGAGCCGCTAGAGTAGCTTTACCATCTGAATTTTCATCATATCCCATAAATTGTTTTGGAACTTTTAAAGCTGCAAATAATTTATCTCTTAAATATTCAACATCCTGAATTCCATCCCATTGTAAACCATTTAAATTTTCAATTTTAGTTGCTTGATCATTTCCTCTAACTGGTATATAAAAATCTTCTAATATGTTTTGCATATTATATTTTAAATTATACTCACCAGTTTCTTGATCTACAAATGGAGTACGTTTTAATTTACTTAAAGTTTTTTCCATAAACGCATCTACTTCATTTGGAGGAATTGCTCCAACATTCATATAGAAAATACGTTTTTCAGGTGCACGTACAATTCTATGAATTAACATTGCATCTTCCATTAACGTATATTGCTTAAATAATTTTCTAGCTGGTTCAATGTATGATCTACCATAAGGTAGGAAATTCATATCAGATAATAATCTAAAATGAGCCATTTCATAATTGTCAAATATTATAGAACTAGCTTGGTTACCAGAATTTGGCACATTGTAATAACCATATGTTGAAGTTGAAACACCTTCTGGCTCAAATCTAAATTTAACTTCCATTGGGTTATTATCTTCTCCTGTTTCTGGATTTTGACCTATTTGTCCTTCTATTCTTTCAATATGAAAGGCAGTATAAGGTATTACATTATAAACACCAAACTTTTCGGCAACTTCTAACTTTAAGAAAAAGTCACCATACTTACACATATTACGAATCCAAGGCCATAGATTAAATTCTATGTTTAATACATCATAAAATAAATTATAAAGTATTTTTTGTATATCCTCATCAGCTGATTTAATTGATAATACTTCACCCATATCATTCTTTAGTGTACTTTCATCTGCTACTATATCTAATGCTGATGCTATAATAGCATCCATATCCATTGCATCATATTCAGAATACAATAGAGGACGCATTACCTGATAATTAAATGCATTTTGTTGTCCATAAATAGATGTACCTGAATTTGTATAAATTCTATTAAATCTATCTACTAAAGAGTTTGTGTCTAAATCACCTGTTTGTTGTGCTTTATTTACATCAAATACTTTAAGTTGATTACCGCCAGCATTACGTATAATTACGTCAGTTGAAAATAATCTTTTTAATCTTGAAAATAAACCTTTATCTGCCATTTTATTTTATATGTTTATAAATATTATATTTATTATCCTACTAACCAACTTACATCGTGGTCTTTACCACCTATATTAACTTTGTATGGGTTTTCTACATTACTACCTATAGCGTTGTTACCTCCATAACCACCACTCCAATTTACTTTATTACTTTTTACACTACCTAATGTTGCTCTTGCCATATCTAAACTTTGTTGTTGAAATTTTAACGATGTGTCTCGTAGAAACATACCAATCCCAAATGACATAACCAAATCATCATTATAACCACTTTGAGCTTCTGGTCTTCCATTACGCCAAATAAATACTTTCATTTCTTCAAGTAAACGTTTTGAACGAATAACTACGGATTTATCACCAACAAATTCTCTAAATTTATTAATACATAAAGGTCTTGTTCTCATTGACATTGTAAATCCAGGTACCATTTCACTACTACCTTCATATGCTCTTAAATATGATTCAGCAGTCATTTTGTCTGTTTTAGGTGACTGATATAAGTTTCTATATCCTCTTTCCCTAATTGCATCCAGAGTAGCCCATCCTATATTAGCATTTTCTACTACTAACATAGCATTATTATATTCAGTAGCTAATCCAGTTAAAAAATAACCAAATTCTTTAGGAGGTAATTGCCCTCTATATTCACCTACTTGTGTATTTGTTTCAACATCAATTATATGACATGCCGAGAAATCTTTACCATCACCTCTAGCGACATCAGCTGCAATCATATATTCTCTTGAATAATCCGCCCCTTCCCAAATCCATAAATTTTGATCTACACCTCTTCTTTCTAGTGGATCTTGTATTGTAGTTTGTTGAATAAAATCAATCCATTCAGAATAAAATACTATATCACCTGATGTACTAAAATCACAATCACATTCTTGTGCTGCCATTCTAGGATCACCTAATAATTCATCTTGTCTATTTCTCCATTCTTGATCTCTTTCAGGATGTACATCCCAAGGTAATCTAATAGGTACAAAATCATTTTGATTATTTTCTGCCGATACCCATGTTTTATGAAACCAATTACCTGTACCATAAGGTGTACTTAATACTATAGCACCACCACCTGTAGCTAATGTTTGTTGAGCTGATGCCCATATTTCTCCAATATTATCAATAAAGGCAGCTTCATCAATTAATAGAAGTGATACTGCTTCTGATCTACCAGCATCTGAACTTGCAGATGTTGCTTTAATTATTGAACCATTATTAAGTCGAAGTGATAATTTATTATTTTCATCAGCTGGTATTTTTAACCATGAAGGTAAATTATCATACATAAATTTTACCTTTGTAACCATGTTACGAGCTGTTTCTTGCTTAGTTGCAATACATAATATATTTTTATCCTTAAAAAATAACATCATCCATAAAGAATAACCTGCAGATAAAGTAGATATACCTAACTGTCTAGATTTAAGAATAATTGAATAAGGATTTTCTTGCATTAAATGCAATACTTTTTCTTGGAATGGGAATAGATTAAATAATATTCTACCTCTTTGTGGGTGTTGAATATTACAATATTTTTTCATAAAATGTGCGGGATCCTTAGCACATTTAAGATACTCCTGTCGTATTATTTTTTTTAAATCCCCGTTCATATTAGTTTTTAAATGAAACTATTTTTTCTTCTTAACTTTCTCTATTGATCTTCCTCCGAAATAAGCACCAATTACTGTTATTAATACTAACTGTAGTAAATCTGTCCACTTTTCCTCAACTGTAAAGTTAATAGTTCCAGCATCAATGAATATCATAAGAACAGTAGATACTACTAAGAAAATTAATACTAATGGTCTTACATTTTTACTTAACCAACTGTCTGAATTCATATCTGCAGACCATCTATCAGTTATATTTTGTTCCATTTTAGCTTCATGTTCTACTATTAAAGCTTTGATTTTTCTTTCTGCGTTTAGTTTTTCTTCTTTTGATGTATGTAAGTTATCTATAACTCCCCCTACACCTTTTACTAAGTCAGCTGCGCCGCTTGAAAATAAATTTGATAAAACACCCATAACTATTTTTTAGATTCTAATAAAGATTCTAATTCTTTCTTTATTTTATTTAATTCTCTTAATCTGTCTTTTAATTTTTCTTTTTCATCACCCTCAGCAGCAGAGTATTTTTTAACTACTTGCTTCATTTCTTTTTGTGTATCAGCTAATTTATAACCAATTTTAGATAATGGTTCTCCTTTTAAATCCTTAGCTTTTGGCTCATCATCTTCTTCTTTTACAAATGCAGGTTTTCCTGGTATGTCTAGCTTATCTCTATTAACAATAGCATCATATGCCTTACCAATATCACCTTTATATAATTGATCTACTATTTTTTTACCTAATATTTCTAACTCATCATCAGTTAATGAATGTTTTTTATTAAATCCATCTAAATAAAATATGCCTATATCTTGATAGTCAGCCCAATATTTGTCATCTGATTTAAATTCATCTTTTTCAAATACAGCAGTTGGTTCAACTGGTATATTATACTTGTCAACTACACTATCATCATATTTATGTTGAACATACCCATCATCTTGGTCATTACCTTCACTTAAGGCATCACCTAAATCATCTGCATGTGTTTTTGATAGTTCAAGTTCTTTATTTAAATCTTGTTGTGCTTTAATATCTTCAGCATCTGCTTCTAATATATCAATTATTTCTTCTTTAATTGCTTTTTTAAATTCGGATTTTTTCATTGTAAGAATGTTTTATTATAAATATCACGAAAAAACTACTGATTTAACAATTTTTATACGTTCTTCAGTATTGCCTTGAATTGTTGTGTATTTTGTATCTCTCCAATCTAATATTTGTAATATTTTTTTATTAATATTATCTCTATATCTTACATCAGTTTCTCTAACCCCATTATCTTCTATTTTAACTCCTATAGGAG